GGTCACACATTTCCTCTCCAATATAACATTCTAGGGTATCTTCTACCTCAATATATGAAAACAAATCCATCTTAATTGTCTGGACTAATTTCCATAAACGCAGTACATTTACGTCAATTTCGTTATCATAAGCAAGTGCATCTAATGTTATATCATCCATCTCAATATCTGCACGAATACAAGCATTTAAATGCCTCTTAATTCTCTTGACTTGTTTATCATTAGGGAACTCGCATAATGTTGACATTTGCCTAGCAAATTTGCAGAGGTTATGTATATCATCCCTTTGCTCATCTAATGTTACAAATGGACGAACAAATAACACATTATCATCACTTTTTAATTTAAGAATTGCATCATTATCTACAACTGCATTGCGTAAATCGTCCTCAGCAGTATATACTGTATGAGGTGCAATAATTATGTTATTTGTTACTACTTCATCGAAATAATAGGTAATAGTATTAGGTTGATAAGCAATATTACCACCAACACCAATAAAATCACCCTGATAAATCTTATCAGTTCTAGGAAGATTATCCCAACATACATGTAATATATGTGCTACATTCCCTGCATGATTCTTATCAATATCCTCATGCGATTCATTGATCTTAATTAACTTCTTATTGAACACAGATTTAGTGCCTACAAAGAAGTTTCCAGACGCAGGATTACGACCCCAAACTATTGCTGGCGCACCATCAATCTTTGCTGAAATCTTACCATTGGCAGTAAACCAATCAAGTACAGTAAGATCACCATTAAGGATAGAATCTTCGGGATGTTCGATATGCGTGTTTTTAGTCATAGTTTTCATCATATACAAGAAGGACACTTTAAGCGACCCCCCCTTATTATTCATTATGGCATAAAAAATCCCCATTTAAGGGGATTGATGGTCAGTTATCTAAGTGACACTCTCTCAGGAACTTTTACATTGAGATTATGTAGAATGTTTACTACAAATGCTTCAAGATAAATGAGAGGAACTATTACGAAATCAAGTCCTCTTAATTGAGTGAAATCAGGAAAAGAATTGGTTTCTTTCTTAACTTCTTGGGTCTCAATTTGTGGTGTTGCTGTTGAATCAGTCACAATAGGTTTTGCAATCGGTGTAACTTTATTTACACGTTTTGCAGGTGTTGATGTAACTTTCTTTACAGAAACAATGGACTCCTTAGTAACAGTTGCAGATTTAGCAGATTTGCGTGCTGATGAGCGTCTGCGAGTTGCCATAGAGTGCTTAAAACGTGAGTACACTATACGGACACTTTAAACGACCCCCCCTTGTTATAAGAACTGTTCTAAAGTTCCTGGTACTTCTCCTACTCTTTTGTCTATTAGTTTACCATAATCCTCATGCAATTCACACCCTATGTAATCCCTACCTAATGATTTTGCAACCATAGCAGTAGTTCCCGATCCCATAAATGGATCTAGAATAATATCACCTTTCTCACTACCTGCTAATATACAAGGTTCAATTAATTCTGGTGGATAAGTAGCAAAATGTGCGCCTTTATATGGTTTCTTTGTTATAGTCCAAACACTACGTTTATTCTTCTTTGGATATGATTTAGTGAGTCCAGAATGAGGTTGTAAACCTGTACCTTCATTATGATATTTGCCGTTGGATCTATCACGAGTACCCCAATCTTTTGCTGGTTCTTTGATACTTTCATTGTCATAATAATAGTTCCTATTCTTAGCAAATAAGAAGATATATTCATGGGATTTAGTACATCTATCCCTTACACTTTCGGGCATTGGATTAGGTTTATGCCATATAATATCTTGTCTTAACCACCATCCATCTGCTCTTAATGCAAATGCCAACATCCAAGGAATACCCATCAAATCTTTATCTTTAAATCCCTCTAATTTGTTAGCACGTTTAGGATTTATCATAGGTAAATCTTGTCTAGTTTTAGAGAATGATTGTTTAGCATACTCTCCAGTTCCAGATTTATAGTTATAATAACTATCACCAATATTCAACCATAATGTACCATCATCCGTAAGATTATCTCTCACTAATCTCATAACTTCCACCATTTGATTAATATATTCTTCTGGTGTTTGTTCTAATCCAATTTGATCTTTTTGCCCACCATAATCTCTTAAACCGTAATATGGTGGAGATGTTACACACATCCTTGCTTTTTCATCAAATTGTTTGAGTGTATCTCTACAATCTCCGTATAAAATAGTATCTCTCATTATGCTAAGATCTTATCAACAACGGCACTAACTCTCTTGGCGGTGCTAATACCAACTCTATCATAACATGGAACTACAACTAAACCAAACTTCTTATCTTCATTACCTGTACGAATTACACGACCAATAGTTTGACTAATGGTAATATAATTCATGTTACGCATAAACAATGCTGCTTCTAATCCTGGTACACTAATACCTTCACTAAGAATACTGTGATGCAATACAACAAACTTCTTATCATCTGCTGCACCCCACTCTCTTAATGTTTCAAAGAAAGTTTCACGATCTACTTTCTTACCATTAATAATACCACCAGTTTTAGATGTAATATACATCCAAGAATATCCACGATCTGCTAATTCATCACAGAAGCAAGTATCCTCGACTAAATTAACAATTTGTACTGTTCTTCTTGCACAAATAAGAATCTTATCCACGAAAGAATCATCAATAGTTTCTAACAAATGGTCACATTCTTTCCAGACTGGTGTTCTACCTGATTCAGTCTTTTCTAGTTCCTTAACTACTAACTTAGGTGGTAGAATATATCCACTATCTATCAATTCACGAGGTGTAACCCTCTCTAATTCTTTACCATAAACTTCTTCATCATCCATGCTAGGATCGTAGATAGAAGTATTATACTTAGGAGTAGCAGTAAAGAAATAGCAGCGAACATTATCCACACCTGCAAAAAACTCAGTAGCAGGATAAAAATGTCGTTGTACACTGTTATGTGCCTCATCAAAGTATATTGTATCTACATTTATACCTGATTCTTGTATACGATGTAGAGAATGATAGGTTGTAAAGATTAACTTATTAAATCTATATTGCTCACCTACCCATTCACGAATTCGATCAGGATTAGTGGTTGATTCATAACTGGTATCACCACTATGTACGTGCAATATTTGTCTTTGAAGCATAGGATGTAATCCTAGAAACTCCTCAAACTCATCGCAATGTTGCTGTGCTAATAATATACGAGGAGATACAACTACAACAGTCTTTCTCTCAGGTCTTTTCATAAACATATCCCAAGAGCAACTATTAAACTCTCTTTGTGCATCTTTAATCATGCACATAGTTTTACCACCACCTGTAGGGACTATTACTTGCCCCTTAGATGTGGTACTCATAGTATTAACAATGCGTTCCTGATGTGGACGCAATTTCATCATAAAAAATTCACCTTCCATTACATTATATCATAAAAGTAATTTAAACGCCATAGGGACGCTTATAGGTACATTATAAGGACAATTTAAACGACCCCCCCTATTTCTGCTGTTCCTTCTTTCTTCTTCTGGTTATCTCTTTCTGCGTGACAGGATTCTTTAACTCACTCTCTTTCTTCTTACCTAGATTCTGTAATCTAAGATCTCTTAGTTTCTTCTCACCTTTCTTGACTAAATTTAATCTTTCACGATGAGTTAAACCTGATGCCTTCCTTGGTTTATACTTAGGATCTACTGTTGCTTTTGGTTTCTTAGCAAGAAGTTCTGATGCTGTCTTGGTTTTAGCACCACTTTCTTTTGCCTTACGCTCTAAATATGCCTTCTTCTGTGCTTCTCTTGCTGATAGGGCAGCAGAACCTCTTTCACGAGTTGGTTGTTGCTCACGTTCAGATCTTGGTCGCTGAGTACCAATATCTTTACGAGGTTTGTAATCCTTAGCAGGTTCAGTTTTACCCCCACCTGCTGCTCTCATCCTTCTCTTTTCAGGATCAGTTTTCTTCCTTGCAGTACGCACTCTACCCCCTTCACCAGGTTTTCTGGTTGCAGTTGATAAATCTTTGTCGTAAACTTCGGTGATAAACTGTTGAAAAGTTTTCATCAAAAAATAGTATTTTAGTTATTTAGGATTCAGAAGGTGTTTGTTCCTTCTCTTCCTTCTTGCGAAGTCCTCCTTTAGATACTATACCATTTTTAAGGAAGTATTGAACTCGTTCTCTTCTCAACTGTAATAACTTGTCATACTCTACCTGTTGCTCTCTAGTAAATGAAAAACTCTGTTTTCTCCATTGTTCTCGCAATTCATTCATTTGTTTAAGGACTTCAGAAGGTTTCATAGTTAAATTGTAATTATATTAAACGGACACTTTACACGACCCCCCCCTAATCATCACACTGTGAGTAATGCTGAATCTGTTCTTCGGGTGTACGTCTTTTTACAAATTTAAGTTGATGCCATTGTGATTCATAGCACAACAAAAGAGTATGAATCATTTTGTGACGCATACTCTTTTTATCAGTATATTTACATTGTGGTTTGGGTTTCACACCAGTTTCAATGGTAATATACCGAGGATTTGTTCTAAATCCCTTCTTTTCTTCTACGGGATCACCTTTAAAATAGACCCATCCTTCATCTATACCATACTCCCCTTTATCCCAAAT